GTATTGGTACCGCTGGTAAGGGCGTTGAAGGCACTTGAGCCAGCACCACCACCACCACCTGATGTGCGCAGTAGGTGGTTGGCACTATCCCAGACATCGTTGTAGATGGTCTGTTCTGTTTGCAGAGATTGACCGCTCGCAGCTCCACCTATCCAGGCGGTGGACATGAGCTGATGATTGGTTGCATCCCAGACGTCGTTGAGGATATCCCTGACAGTCTTCAGTTGCTGTGACTGGACATAGATGACAGGCGCAGCAACAAGAAGTAAGAGTGCTAGGATAAATGTAATCCAGTGTCTGCGCATGAAGGCCCTCACCTTGTCGTACTGGATTTCCGTTGCTTCGTTCCCTTTGTGTCTGCACTGTCCTTGATGGCCTTATCAGTCTTGTTCTTAGCTGTTTCATAGGAGAAGCCAAGGTTCTGGAGATGTCCAACGATCTTGCCGTAGAGCTTTTCTTTCCCTTTGGGGACTGGCATAGCTACTTCCCTCCCTTATCCCTGGACTTCATCTTCACCTTTCGGAGGCGCGGGTTCGCTTTCTTGGCAGCTTTGCTTGCCCCCCGTGATGCTGCTGCGAGTATTGCGCCAGCACTTTCCTGGGAATATCCACCCTGCTTTGCGATAGCTTTCTGGACAGCGGCAAAGCCGGGATGGGCTTTCTTCTTCGCTTTCGCCATGGTATTACTCCTTACTCCTGCCCTTCTGCTTTGAGGGCTGCTCTCTCTATCTCTGCTGCCTGGAGGGTCATCAGGGCAATAGTCGCCTGCGTCTGGGTGAAGAGAAACGCTGCCAGTTCGTCAGAACTCGGTAAGTCCCGTGCTACTTGATGGATAGCTTCAATATGCTGCTTGATGTCATCGACTTTGGCACTGGTAAAGAGCGGACCACTTTCTGGTGCTTTTGTCTGAGGTGGAGTTGAAGGCTGCCTTTGTTCTGCCATTTAGGACTCCTTCTGCCTTTCCCTGTTGGTAAAGCGGCCTTGACGATCTCTGTTATTACTGTGAGTTATACTACTAAGAGCTGTCAGCGCTGTTTTGACCTGACCTTCTTTTGGCGCCCAGGCCAGTGAAAAGAGGCACATATCACCCTGGAGATGCAGGTCTACAACCCGCACAGGCCGCTTGAACATCGACTTATTAAAGTATGCCTCAACGATATCAGCGATGAGTCCGCTCGGTAAGGTTGTGGTGAAGTCCCCAGTGGTTTCACCACTGTGCCCTGCGGTGAGTGGAAGGGGGACAGTACTCATGGCAACGTATCCTTGATCGTAAGCCAGGTACGGTAGAGTGTGGTGATATCGCCATTGTAGAGGTTGTTGAGGACCCAGAGATACAGGGTCTTATTGTAAGGGCATGGCTGTCCAGAGGGGAGGAGTGCCCCTTTCGTGAGCATCATTCTGAACTTCGCTGGAAACAGTGTGGTATAGAAATATTGTGACCATTTCGCCTTGAGAGAGGTATGGCTACACTGGAAGAATGTCCCAGAGTTCTTGCGGTAATCATAGAGGGTATACCAGAAGTCTACTCCTCCAGGTAGAGTATCAAATTCAAAGGTGAATCTGTGCACAGTTTCTTCCACCAGTCTCTCCAGGGGAGTTTTGCGCCGTCTTCGGTCTGCTCGGTACTGCACTCCTTCCGCCATATGGTGACTATTATGGACCCGTAACGGACGGGATGTAAAGAAGAAATTTGCGCCGTAAATGGTGGTGCGTGTATAGTAAGCGTAAGCAAGAACATACAGCCACTGAGGTGACGAGTGAAGAAGGCGGCGAAGTATCTGCGTATCCACAAGAGGGACCCTTTGACGAACGGTAACATCAAAGAAGGTATCCGGTGTGGACATGTAGAGGTGGGGGGGCCACTTCGCTCAGATACCCGCTGGGGCTATGTTACCTGTAAGAACTGCTTGAGGATGAAGCGGGATAGGCGTAGCCGCAGATATACCTATACGGTACAGTGACGGAGTGCTTCAGAGTGCTTAGGAGTGCTTACAGCCCTCCGAGCGGGTCCAGGGCGGCAGGCCCTGGGTGGGGCTAGGGGGCGACAGCCCCCACATGCGCAAGTGTTTCCTCGGTGCCATACTACCAGGAAGGGGGCGACATGCTGGCAAACTGTCATGCGAAGCAGGCGTATGTGTACGGCTTTGAGACCGCTGATGGCACTCGCTGGTACTACCTCTCGAAAGAGGTCCGTGAGGTGGCTGCAGATCGTGTCAGGGGTAGCAGCTACTGGGGCCATATTACCCGCTGGTTCAAGGTAACACATGACACGTTACCGCCCATAGAGAGACCACTCCTTGCTGACAGCTTCCAGCGTCTTAAATCTGATACGCCACGCTGGGTGAGGTATCAGCGGGAGAGGCGCAGGGCGTATGACTACAGTAGGTCTGAACGTCGGCTTAGGCTGAAGCGGGAGAACTATCACAGGAAGAAGCCTGAGAGGGTGCCAGGTTACCGTGCTGATGGTGGCATTGACAGACGGACAAAACCAGGGAAAGGCGCAGCGGTGAAAGTGTCTATAAATTACAATGATCCTTGTATTAGAACTGTCTATGGGTTCCCACCACCTGACCGCATCTGGTACGCTCTTGAGCGGATAAGTGGTGGTATCGACGTGTTCAGCTCTGAAGAAGGGAGAGCTGCGTACATGGATGAGCTACGCAGGAAGGGTCTTGGTGATACTGTAAGGGGTGAGTACGAGGTGCGTATTGGCTCAAAAAGTTATCCACGCCCTGTAGCGAGTGAGAGGGAAAGTCATGAGGGAGAAGAGGAAGAAGCATGTACACAAGCAGCAATGGTGGAAGGGGAAGAAGGTCGAACTCACCAAAACGACTGAACCTACGGCAGAGGATATTGTGAAAAGGATCGAGCGTAAATGGTGGGATATCTACAATAGAACGAGCAGAGCTGTCACAGTAGAAAGGGAGAAATGATGCCGACTAACTGCCCACCAGCACCATGTACGCAGTGGAATAATCAACACGATGTGAAAGCGGCTGAAGAGTACCAGCTTATGAAGGCATATGCGCACCTCCATGCTCAACGTATGTACAGGCTTACGCATGTTACACCTGTGAGGTGTAACTTAGATACAGCATCACAGGAGTACGAGAGAGGTTCTAGACTGAGGCCAGTATGGAGCGGCCCAGAGCAAAGATATAAAAAAAGGCGCTTATCCGGTCATACTCGTGAGAAGAAGCCCGTGAACTATGTACTCTTAGAAGAGCTTCGTAGGGCGTGGGAGGAAAGAAGGCGTCTGCGTGAACGAGCTACTTACTGGCATGAGAAAGTTACGTCTCGTGTGCGTTTACTCGATTCTACTGTCAAATGCAGGTGGAATGTGATGAATTATTAAGCTGGTCCCAATAAGCATTCTCGGTTAAGTTGTTGATATCTATATCTAAAAAAGGCCTTGACAGGTTTGGCCTTTTGCTGTACCTTCTGGGACACCGGAACGGGGAACCAGCCTACTGCCATGCAGTGCCCACTGCCAACCCTTCCTCCGAATGGGGTTAGGGAGTGCAGAGGGGAAGGGGTGATACAAGTAGGAGGGCCAATATGCCTATCGGGAGAATGATCCATACAGTACAGTACGTAGACCATCTGGTGCCAGAGTGTGATGACCTTCTGGCCAGGTTCCTTGATATGGGAAGTGGACTGCATATAGAGCACAAGGGTGAAATAGTCATCTATACCCTGGATCATCCCCATTTTATGTTAGAGCAAGATGCCCCGTTAGGCGCATCTACGGAGTATCGGCTCACTTTTATCAGACATAGGCCGTCACAGAGGTTTCAGGTGGATGCTCTGGCATATAGGGATAAGCTAGGGCGGTTACACCGTTATCGGGAGTATACCCTGGAAGACTTCCCTGAACCGACTACGCTGGTTCTTGATGGGGCTATCCCAGGGATAAAGCAATGAGCGTAGCAGTAGCAACCAGCTACGATATCCTGGACTTCTTTCCTGACTGTTGCCTTCCAGATTGCCCTGATAAGGATAATGGGGCACATCAGCATATCCTACCTAATCAGCAGCCTATCCTGGACAGCACGGCAAAATATCTGTACATGCAAGGTGGTGTTGGTGGAGGAAAGACTACGGCTTTCGCCGTGAAAGCCGTGTGGCTCTCTCTTACTATTCCGAGGAATCGAGGAGTGGTCAGTAGGTATCACTTTGCTCAGCTCTATGATAGTACCTGGAGAGAGGTGAAGGGTGTCCTGCAACGGTTGGTGGACAAGGATATTATCCCTGAACCAGAGTATACCAAGAAACAATTTGGTGACTACACCCAAATTGTCTTGCATAACGGTAGTGAGATACAGGCTATACACAGTAAGAATATGCATCAGGCTCTGGGAGCAAGTCATGGTTGGTTCCTGGTGGACGATGGTATGGAATGTCTTGAGGAGTTCTTTATCGGCAATCAGGAAGGGACTACAGCGGGGCTGCTTAGCAGGCTCAGGTTGCCGCATATCCACTTCGATCCGAACACGTATGACTCCGTATCAAGGGAGCATGGCTCCCTTCATGGAATGGTAGCATCGAATCCACCGCCCTACGGGCATTGGCTCCATAAGCTCTTTGGTGACAAACCAGGTATGCATAGGATAGGCGATGACTCTGTGGAATGGCTTCAGGGTACAACGGGTGATAACCCATTCACAGGTGAAGGGTATGGTAGGGGCCTCATAGCTGTACAGCGTAGGATGGGAAGGCCAGAAGCCGTTGTACGGAGGGTTATCTTTGGTGAGAGTATTCCAGCCTACAAAGGAGTGCCGGTCTATCCACAATTCGATCATAAGCGTCATGTTGCGCCTCTGAAATTTCATGAAGAATTGCCGCTTATTACAGCTTGGGACTTCGGTGAACAGCACCCGGCTATTGTGTACAGCAATCTGTATAGGTGTAAGGCTGGTAATCATCACTACTTTACCCTGAGCGAAGTAGCGGATCAGTTCAACTGTACGGTGTATGTCTTGAAGAAAGAGCATGATAGGCATATGGCAGCTTTCTATGGCAATGCGCGCCTTGTGCGCAACTGCGGTGATAGGGCAGGGTATCGCAATTCCAGTAGCAACAAGGATGGGCGTAGTGACATGAAAATTCTTATCCAGGAATTCCACATGCCGTTTAAGTGGAAATTCCTGAACCTGCAGCCCTCCCTGCAATATATGAGAGGCAGGCTTGAACCAGCGAAAGCATGCCCATGTGGTCTGGAATATATCTTGATAAGCCCAAAGTGTAAGACCCTGATAGGTGCCCTGGAAGGTGGCTACTATTATCCCAAACCACGGGGGGCTAACGGCCACTCTGATAAACCTGCCGAAGACAGGTTGTTCGCTGATGTAGCCTGTGCCTGGCGTTACGGTGACGAGAATTATGGTAAGTGGGGTGTTGATGCTCGGACTGGGCAAGGACAACGTCGTGATTTGGTACGGCACCGTGGTGACCGCTTTAGTGGGCCGCTCTCCTTCCTGGAAGCATCCGATGCCGATTTTGCACAGAAGCTCTTGAATTAAATCTCGCTCTCCTGTACCATCCTGGTGGTTGGTTCTCTAGCCTAGACGCCGGGAGTGTACCACGAGGGGCTAACGGCCCCTCGACCTCAGTAGCAATGGGAGCGCAGCTACCATACCATGCCAGAGCAAGAGTCAGAGCTGAAACAATCACTCAGGAAGGCGCTTACTGAGCAGTGTGTGGGTATTCGTGAAAGACGGAAGACGGTTGAACTGAAATGGTTACAGAATAGAGCGTCCTGGATGAATACGCATTACGAAGGCCGCTACTTCCCCTCTCCTACGGACCCTCATCTCTACGATATACCTGCGGCACGTAGAACGGCTGAAAGAACAGCCGTGCGTATTACAAAGCTGCTGACACCCTCTGTCAAGTGGCATGAGTTATTCCCCATGAGAGAAGATATCAGCCAGGAGCGCTTGAGCAACACCGACAACTTTATGTCGTATGTTACCAAGAAGAAGATTAAGACCAGGAGTAATATCAGCCAGCTTTCTCGGTGTATGCTCATGTATGGCATGGCTGTCCAGAAGACCTCTGTGCAGTTCCAGGGCACCAACGTCTGGCCGTACCAGAGGGCCTGTGATCCGTTCAGCTTCTACATGTTCCCTGAGACATGTCCTATTGCTGAAGAGGCAGAAGTCCTTTTTGAGGACTTCCTGTTTAGCTATGAGAGATATAAGACCTTCGTTGCTAAAGGTCTTGTTGACGATTATAACAGGAGTGACTTTGGCACTCCTGATTGGCCATACCATCTGACAGAGCGCTTAGCATATCAGGGCATTACGCATCCTACCAACATGGCGGATATCTCCATAGAAAAGGATCGTGTATCACGTGAACTTCAGCAGACGACTACAGGCTTTGTCAGCATGACAGAAATGTGGATACGCCGTGAGTCTGTGTTGTATCAGGTCTATATTGCTTGGAACTTCTCCACCCCACCAACCGCTAGGTTGGTAGGCTTCTTTAAGAGTGCCTATGACAATCCGCTGTACAGGATGGCTATTGCCAGGCCACTTCCAGGTGAGACGTACACCAATGAACAGTACAGTGACATACGTGAGTTAGACAATATTCAGCGTGATTTGTTTAATCAATTGATCAGTGCCACGAACTATGAACAGGGTTTTCTGCTCAATGGGACTGGAAATAGGCGGGACCATTGGCGTCTAGGGAACAGGAATATCCTTGATGTGGAAGGTGATCCTAGAGAGAACATGATGTTCGTAGAGCCGCCGAACACGTCAGGGAACATCCTGCGGACTTTCCAGATTGTGACAGCCATGATCCAATCTATGGGCGGAAGTGGCAGCATTGCTGAAGGCCAACCTGGGCGTAATATGCCTAGAGCTGGCTTCGCTGTGCACGATTTGATCAATCTGGGCATGGCGGATATCCAGGATGTTGCAGAAGTTATGGAGCAGGAGATACTCACCCCTGGTCTGTCTGATATCTACCGGGTATCAGCGCTGTTCATTCCTCAGGGACAGAGAATGCTTATACCTGGCGGTAAAGCATTCTATGATGGGGTATCAGGGCCTTCGGCTGTGCTCAGGCAAGAAGACATTCTGGGGGATTATGAATTTGAATGGGTTGGATCACTCCAGTTCCAGGATGAGAACGACAGAGCACAGCGGTTGATGACGTTTATCAACCTTGTGATGCAGGCTGAACAGAACCTTATGCGTCAGGGGAAAGTGGTCAACTGGGCCGAGCTTATCCCGATGGTCTGGCGTTATGGTCTTGGTGAGCGTGGACTGAACCGTGTCATTATTGATGCACCACCACCCCCACCACCTGGACCTATGAGTCCAGGTGGGGTTCCAGGTGCAGGTATGGCACCGGGTATGCCAGGTCCACCTGGAGGTCCAGCGGGTCCTGGGCTAAACGGTGCTGGTGCACCTCCTGGACCTCGTGCACCAGCTCCACCACCGGGAGTACCCGGCTTGAATATACGCATACCGGGTCCAGCAACTGGTGGTGGTAGGCGTTAGGCTTTAACATTGGGCCTGAAAGGCACAAAGAGGGAGCAACCATGCCAATAGAGCGAGCATTGACGATGATTGATGCGCGGGGAAACGTCCTGTGGGATGTTGATCCCTCTGTAGGAGCAAGGGACTTCGGTGCCAGGGTGATTGACGGTGTGGAATCAGTGACGGTCCCTTTGACTGCCGGGATAGCTGTCAACAGTTTTATCTGGACTGTCCATGAGGGTATATGGCGGGTTGGTACGGTATCAGAGAGTCATACGGTTGTTGGTGGTGCCGGGTCAACAGCTCAAGTGGTGGTCTGTCCACAATCAGTTGCGGTGGGTTCTGGTGTTACGCAGCTTACGGCTGCCTTTGATTTAACCATTGGTGCACCGGCTGTGCGGTTTGGGACACTGATAGCACTACCAACGCTCATGACCAGGGGTGATAGTCTGGCGTACCTTATGGCTGGAACGCTTACGGGCCTGGTGGGTGTACTGACGATTAATATGTGGAGGGTGGGTTGATCTTTTCTGACGTGTCTGACGTGTAAGGAACGAGCACATGGCTGAAGAAACCGGTGAGGTAACCGCCGACCAGGTTAACCAGTATATTAATGATATGGTAGCGCAGCGCTTTGGGCAGCTTGAAGCTGACTTCAGGCGGCAGTATACGCCACCTGCTCCTGCGCAGGTGGCTTCCCCAGAAGCACGGCAGCAGGAGGAAGTGGCAAGGATTATCAATCCTGTCGTGCAGCCACAGCTTCAGGCAATAGACTTGAGAGCGAGAGCCAGTGAAGACTATACCCAGTTCTACGGCCAGAATCCTGATGCCTTCGAGTACCAGGGTGAAATAGAGAAGCTCTTTCAGGAGGCCATTCGCAATGGTAGGCCCATGGCCAGGCAGGTCATAGCAGACTACATACAAGGCCGTGATTACCGTACCGATCCAGTCAAGTTCCGTGAAACCGACCGTGCTAGACACGACCGTCAACTGGAGAGGGCGCGGAGTGCCGCTGATATAGGGGCAGGGGCAACAGGTATGCACAGGCTAGAGGCAGGACTGGGGAGCCTAGAAGATTTCGCCAAGCTCTCAGCAGAAGAACAGGCGAAGAAGCTTGATGCAACGGGGATTACCTTCTGAGAGACCCTGGAGGTCTCTCAGGTGGGGCTCAGTAGCGGCGAGTCTACCAGGCCCCTGGCAATGCGCATAGAAAGGGTATGAGCAATGCAGACTGATAGTAGTATGGAGTGCGGGTGTTGTCAAGGTAGTAGCGTGGCGAGGCGCTCCACCGTAAAGATGACTTGAGTAGCAATGGGAGCGTAGCAATGGCTGAGCCCTTTGTCACATCTACCGTGATGGCCAATGATTACTTTAATGTGTACATCGCCACGAAGATGATAGAATTGGCCAATCGTGATTTAGTCCTCGACAAGCTAGCTGAGAAGTTTCCCTTGCCGCAGAAGAGCAGTAAGTCACTGCGGGTGGTACAGGTCCAGCGCTTAGCCTTACCGAGTGCACCAGCGGTGGAAGGGGTGACACCCCCTACAAGTGCTATGACCCTGACCAATGTCGATGTCACGGTGGTGCAGTGGATCATTGTTGTGACCTTAACGGATGTGGTTGACCTTGTCACAACACATCCTATGGTGGCGATAGCAACTGAGCGCGTAAGCCTGGCCATGAAAGAAGTCAAGGAAAGGGAAGCTGCGACCGCCCTGATGGCTGCGCCCAATGTGACCTTTGCCAAGGCTGCTACTTCCAGGGGCTCTCTAGCCGCGACTGACATCTTCGATACTGCCCTGGCTATTACCTGTGCCGCCAAGCTCAAGATGAGAGGGGCACCGAAGTATAGTCCAGATGGTATGTACTTTGGGGTCATGCAACCCCCCCATACCGCTGCTATCCTGGGAAGTGACCAGACCTTTCAGACGGCTTCGAGCTTTAGCCAGATTAACAACCTGCGGTATGGCTACCTCGGTCCATGGATGAATATTGACTGGGCAGAAGGCAACTTCCTCCCTGTATACGTAGGTGTTGCTGCTCCTGATACTGCCGCAACGACGGCTACGAAAGCGCAGTACACTGTGGGTACCGCAGGTACATTAGCGTCTGCCAACTACCAGTTAAAGGTGGTAGGGAGAGAAGTATCAACCAACTATGAGCGTAGGCTGTCAGTACAGACAGGCAACATCGCAGTGACGACACCAGGTTCCATTGCCGTGAAGACGCCGAACAGTACGAACTATGTGTACGATATCTATATGACACAGGCTGGTGGTACCACAGCCTACCTCATGGCATCGCAGGTTGCTGCTGCTGCAACAGTGGTCATAACAACAGCTCCGGTGGGCACAGAGCCGGTATCCCCTGTTTCACCGGCTCTCGGTATCAATGTCTATCCTGGCTTTGTGCTGGGGAAGAGCGCTTTTGGCTGCTGTGAGCTGAATGGTATGTCGCTCCAGACGTTCGTTACACCGAAAGGCCCCAGCGATAGTGACCCTGCGGCACAGAGGAGGAAGATCGCTGCGAAGTATATGGACATCTATTTCATCCTCGAGGGGAACTACATTGAACGCTTCGAGACCAGTAGTGCCCTGCAGGCTGCTATCCCGGCATAACCTGGGGGTTATGCCTTGTGGGACCTTAACATGTCTCCTTAGTCTAGGAGCGAAGCTACTAGGAGGCGGAGCTACTATGGATGTCTTTGTAGTCCTACTGGCGAAGGGGGGAGGAGAAGTCGCTACCGTCAAGTCCACTGCGGCGTTAGCGCTCTCTTATGTTACAGCGATACGTCCACCGTGTAACTATAGTATCGTCCAGAAGACGATTGATGATGCAGGTGAGACGAACATACAGCAAGGCTACCAGATACCACCTGCGCTCTCAGGTGTCGTGAAACAGGGACATAGGAATCAGTAGTTAAGCATGGGAGTGCAGCTACCATGGAAGATACCTATTCACTCGGACAAGCCGGGTACGAGGCATACGGAGATCATCAAGACTGGAAGAATTACGTTGGTCACCCTATGCCGCCGTGGGATGAGGTGCGTGACGATATCCAGGCAGCCTGGGAACATGCTGCTCAAGTGATCGTGGAGAAGTGGAGACAGTAGGATAAACAGTAGGAGCGAAGCTACTACCCATGGCGAGAAAGACCAAAATAAGCCTGGAAGAAGCATATAGCCTGGAACATGCCTACAAGGTCTTTGAACATCACAACCTGGAAGTGCAAGTGACAGGCATCAAGGAACAGCCGCCTTCGGATGTTCCTGTGGAAGCTCTGTTTGATAAGCAAGAGATGGACTATGGGTATTATCCACCGCAGCCGAGAAAGCAGCGTGTGCTTCCGCCATTTCCACATCTAGTACGATTGGAACTGGCTGCCTGTCACAGTGTCGGTTCTGGTGGTCAGTCCGTGCAGGACAGGCATGGTGGTACTATAACCATAGGCAATGAATCGAAGACTTACGGGCCTGGTGTGGTCCACGTTCCTCATGAACTGGCAGCGCATCTGGCGCATCAGGATATGCTAGCGAGGGAGCAGGACCGCAGGACGTTCGATCCTCATCCACGCTATCATGTGATCGGTTTCTACCGTGCTCCTGGTGGAAGGGAGGCCGTAAGGTCTGTTGATGTGACAGATAATCCTCAGTTCATTCAGGACGGTATGGACCTGGTGCACTTCGGGCTTATGGGTGGATTAGGTATACGGCTGTGATCTTTAAGATATCAGACTGTGATCTTTAAGAGAGGAGCGCAGCTACTCTATGGGGAAACACATCTTTAAAATGACTGTTATGCGTGAAATGCCTGGTGGTGGTGCTACGACTATAGACATGGCATCGTACAATCCTGTGACTGGTAATGTTATCTCTACCCTTGATGACTTAGCAGAAGTCTACAAGGAAGCCTGTCGCATTATCGATATACGACATCTGGAGATGAACATGAGGATTATCGAATCATCTGGGATGCGTAAGTACTTCACGCCTGAAGAATGGCAGAAAGTGGTAAGCCTGTTTGACATCTTAGCAGGTCGGACAACAGCGGCTCAAGTCATTGCCCGTTGGGAAGATATTGCCGAAGAGAATCGTGAGCTTGAAAGCTCACGGGCATCTGCTAAGCATGGGAGCGCAGCTACTATATGATTGTACGACTGAGGAATGGCCCGCTAGCTCGTATGCTGCACTATGCCCTCTATGAAAGGCTGCTGGCTTTCTGCGCTACGTATACCCCGGAGTTTCCAGGGGAGCCAGTGGTTGATGCCTGGATGGAGCGGCTCTATAAGGACGATCCTGATTTGTACCTTATGGTGGACCTTGAGGACAACTATACCATTTTGGGCCATGCCGTTATTTGTGTGGAAAGACCTTTTGGCATACCCTGTATTCACTGTTATCAGGGTCAGGGAGAGCGTAAGTCCGTTACTGGGATTACCGTCTTTGGTGAGCTTGTGGATAAGATTGCTGCTTCTATAGGGGCACGAAGGGCTAGCTTCTTTACAGAAGGTCGCAGCAAGGCGTTAGAGAAGCTGGGCTATAAAGTTATCAGAACGCAGATGACGAAAACCTACGGTGAGGGTGATTAAGCATGGGAGCGCAGCTACCATGGCCCAAGACACTTGAAGACTTTGCCAGGCGCTTTCTTACTGGCAGAATAAGCTGGAGAGCTGTTCCCAGACAGCACGCCATTACCAATTTTGGTAATATTATTTCTTTTGTTCTTTTTCGTGATCCGCCGTTTCAAGTTGAGCTCTTTATTATCCCACATGACCGTAGTTCTTTCACTTCACATAGACATCCACATGTGGATGTGATTGAGTTTGGACTGTCTGGGCAGTCCATGCTGTATATTGATGGGCAGCCAGCATGTAGCGAAGAGACCGTTGTACGGTGGATGACAGGTGACGAATCAACCATGCCTGTGCCTGTAGGACATGAGGCATGGCATTATGGACATGGTTGTACACCATACGCCTTTCTTTCCATTCAGCAGTGGCTGGACGGTGTAAGGCCAACCTCTGTTGGCCTTGATTGGGAAGGGAGTCCATCTAGTCCAGAGCAAGAACTGCTGCTAGGGCAAAGGGGCACTAGTGGGTGACGCTCTTGGTAGTGTCTTTGGTGGGGGACAGCGTACTACACAGACGACGCAGGTTGATCCTACCACTCAGGCGTTAAACCAGCTTCGGTATAGCCAGCTCTCCAGGGTCTTCGGCGCAGCGCAGCCTGATGTCTATGGTGGGGAGGGTACTGGAGCGTATACCCCATCGCCACAGGTAAGTAATCTCTATAACTTCGCTACGAGCGATCCATCTTCTGGACAGAACTGGTTGACGATGCCGCAGTACCAACAGGCTGGACAGGCGGCTATTGGTGATGTGATGCAGCAAGGCCTTCGTACAGCGGCTGATACTGCTGGGGCAGCTTATGCAGGAGCTGGTGGTGCCTACACTGGGGCTCTGGGGGTATCAGACGCCAATAGACAGGCGGCTCTAGCGCAGCGTGAAGCGGACTACAATCGTGGCATGGGGACCATTACGGATACGACGCAGAACTACATAAACCGTATTGCGACTCCACAGCTTAACCAGCAGATGGCTTTACAAGGTATGGAAGGTTCCGGGGCTGTTCCTACTGCCATTGCTGGTGCGACAGCACAGTACGCTGGACCGATGGTGCAGCAGCTTACCCAGGACTACATGAATCAGGGTATGTCAGCTCAAACAGCAGCGCAGCAGGCTCAGGCTGCGCTGGGGCAGCAGTATATGGGGCAAGTTGGCCAGGCTTATCAGAATCTGGCGTCAAATCAGGCGGCGCTCTACGGCCAAGGCATAGGTACAGGTGGGGCATTCGCCCAGTCCCTGCCAGGGGCACAGCAGACGCTTGGTATGCTCCCAGAGCAAGTGAGAGCAGCGAGAGCTGGTGTAGCGTCTTCGCTCTTCCCAATGGCGGATTATAGCAGGGGCTTACAGGAGCAGGAGTTAGGCAGACGTACAGGGCTCTTTACCACAGCCCTTACTGGTATCCCCTATACGCCGAGTACCACCACGACTGGACGGCAGAGCCAGCAACCGCTCTTCAACTTTTTTGGCCAGGGCTGAAAGGATCTATAATGCCATTACTAGGAGCACCAACACCGGGAACAGTACCATGGTGGAGTAGGGACATTATGGGCTATCAGCCTGGGACAGCAACTGCGGCGGTTCCAGGTCAGGCAGCAGCACCTACCAGATATGCACTGCCGTCTATTCCTGATCCTAATGCACCGAGTCCCTTTGAGTCTATAGGTGGTAGCCCTAGTCCACCTATACTTGGAACTCCAGCGACACCGGCTACTCCAGGAGTAGCCGCAAAGGAAGCTAGCCCTGGGACAGGTGTAACAGGTATTACCTATGGGGATATTATGAAGCTGCTGCTCTCCAGTGGTGGGAGTAAGCCGACAGTGCCAGCGGCGACACCAGCAACCCCAATGGGAGCTGGTGTGTCTCCTGCTGGTATACAGGCAGGACAAGCCACCTATAATCAGCTCTGGCAGCCCAAGCAGCAGGGTGGTTCTACCGGGGCTATTCTCTCGATGCTAGGCCCGATGCTCTTTGCGTAATATGGAGGCGTAGCCGCCATGGCTCTGAATACTCTTACTGGTGCTCCTGAAGGAACCGATGCTGTAGCGCAGCTTCAGACGCCAGTACCAGCGAATGCCGTCCCAGGTCCTGCAGGTCCTGCACCACAGGACCTGGACTTCTTTAACCGCAGTCCTATGGGGACCATAACAGGTGGACTGCCACCAGAGGCTACCACGTATACACAGCCTATTCCTCCTCCTCCTTCAACAGGGCCTGCACCAGGCAGGTTGACACCGGGGGAAGCTGGTGATGAAATGACTCGTCAGCTCAAAGAGATACAGGCGAAGCAGTCGAGCTTCATGCCGCACTTCATTGCGACACTAGCGGCTCTTAAGGGCGACTTTAGACCAGCATTTCAGCTTCAGGAACAGAAAATGAAGACCGCCGCAGCCCTGGGCGTTATGCCGCTCATAGCCAAGGCCAGATCGAAAGCACTCCAGGGGGATATTGAAGGATCAACGAGTGACCTTAACCGTATTGCTGAAGGTCTTGGCCCCTACAATCCTGAAATGTCAGCACTGCTTCAGAAAGGTATAGAACAGCAGATTCTTACGCAGCGTCAGCTTATCTCTGAGAAGGGTGCTATTGGGTCTATGAAGGCCAAGCTTGCTGATATGCCGGAAGATGTCCAGAACCGTTATAAGAGTACTATTGCCTGGTTTGAGGGTGAGAATAAAGCCGGAAGGCCTATAGGTAAAGAGACCACTGACCGCTTGTTGCAGGAGATGAGCCCGAAGTACCAGATTATTGGCGATCAGATTTATACAGAGACACCAACTGGTATTACTGCACATCCCATTGAAGCCATCACCAAAGAAAGTGCTGTGAACACTCCAGTAGGGCTGGCATTTGCTGCGCAAAATAATATGACTGTCCCTGTACTCACCAATACCCTCAATGCTATTACTCGCGGTGATCTCAAGGGCCCACAGGCAGAACAGCTCATGAAGAACTGGGTGGACCTGCAACAGGTGCAAGCTCGTATAGGGCTTATGGAAAAGATGCCTATCGATCCGCAAGCCCGGTTTGCCTGGTTAGCGCAGAGTGGTGTCTGGAATGCGGCTCAAGGTATTATCACGAAGCCTGAAGCCTGGGGTATTCTCCAGGACGCTGCTAGGCGTCAAGCTATGGTCACAGGGGCAACCGGACGTGAAGCGCAACAAGTGCAACTAGAGCATCCACTTACCTTCCAGCGTGAGAATCAAGTACTGGTTGATGTCTCCCCAAATATTAGTCAGTTTGCCAAGAACTATTCTGGGCGTATGCTCTCAGCGCAAGATGTTCAGGCTCTCAGGGGCCGTGGTGTTAATCTAGAGCCTATGGATAGAACGCTCTGGCAAAATGAAGTGCAACCGGACATGATGGCCTTACGTGACCTCGGCTATATTCAGGAGGTGTTCAAAGCGTATGGGGATCCTACAACTCTCTTTGATAGGACACGTACTGGAGTAGGCCGTATGCTTGGAAACTATATAGGCGCATCGCTGACTCCAGGGATGACTGCAGGGGCTGTGGCTGAACTGCTGGCGAACAGAGCGATAGAGCGTTTAGGTAGGACGCAGCAAATTGATGTGAGAGAGGTTGGCGATTTGAAGAGGCTGATGTCAGGTCCCTGGGCCAATAAGGCTGAAGCTCTTGCTGCTATCCCTCTTCTGCAACAGAAGCTGGTAGACCGTATCGAGATGAACACAGGGCACCGTGTCAGTGTAGAACCAGCACAGTCAGGTGCACCGCTCCATGATGTTCCTGCTGTTCCTGAGACAGCACCACAGGGTGGACCTGAAGGTGCAGCAGGCACCACAAGTCCACCCTATAGCATACGGACGAAGAAGGGAGAGCCACCTATAAAGAAGGGTGATGTGAATAAGGCTATTGAGCGGTATACTCGTGAGAAGCAAGGGCTGCCTCCGTCTCCGTCACAAGAGGAGGCTCCTCCTACCGCTCCTACTGCTGTGCCAGCGCCAGCAGCACCACCAGGACCTACTGAGATTACTATTACACCTGGAAAGCCGGTAAGCAGGAGGTAGGGTATGGCTGAAGTACAGGGGCAGCAGCAAGAAGACCTTCTGCGTGATGTGACAGCATCCTGGAAGGATGCTCAGGGTACTGTCCATACAGACCGCCTCTTTACTGATGGTCCACCCAAGCCAGCGAGTCAGGTGATGCAGGCAGCACAGCAGTATGCGGGCAGTGGAGGGGTAGCAGTTCCCTCAGGCTTCATGGTGTTTCATGGTGACAAGCCTGAGGAAATGGCTATTGCCAGTCGTAGAGAGGCATACAACACCTACATTGCTGATCCT